GCTCACCGCCATCGTCGTATATGTCAATGTTCAGCGTGTCGATCGAACCAATCACGCCATCTTTCGTGTCTTGCGGTTGCTTCTCCGTGATCCGGTACACTACCGCCGGGAATGCCAATCCTTCCGGTATGAACGTAGGCTTTATGCGCGTCCCAACTAACCCCGTCACTGTTGCGTCGTTGGCCAGTATGGAATAAATTGCTTTGTGCGTTAACCTGCTCATTGAAATAGGCTTAATTGGTTTTTAACTTTCTCTAAGTTCTGCGCCGTTTTGCGCTCCGCATACTTGATGATCCGGGGCGCAGTTTCGGCTAATGCCGGTTCCATAATGTCGCGCCGGAAATCTTCTGCGCCCTTATAAATGCGCTGTGCCATCCAAGCATAAAAACCGGAAGTATTGCGCGGGCTGCGACCTAAGTTTTTCAAGTTTCCTAACCGGCCTTTTATATTTGGTCCAATCACCGCGTTAGGTGATTTTTTTAATTTTTCTAAATACTGAATACTCATTTTTAAGTTACCCGGTAGAATCTTTACCCGGTCGTTTGTCGCTGTGCCTCGCGGCCTCCGCTTTCCTCGTTGCCGGTTCTTGTAGTAATAATGCACGCCATCACTCTTTTCTTGCCGTTTCTGCGCCGCTACCGCTACGTATTGCGCCGCGTCCCTCATTGTCTGCTTTCTCCACTCCGGCGCTTTCATCGCCTTTGCTACGCGGTCCAGGTCTTTGAAGGCGCGTTGCAAATCCCGCTGATCAATGTAGATGTCTGCCATGTCAGATGTTATAAGAGAACTTCACCCAAATGCTTTGCTCTCCAGGAGGCGTAAATGTCAGCGTTATTGTACTGCCGGCGTGTGTCCAGTAATTAGGTGAAATAATCTGCCCTGTATCGTAGTACACTTCGATCTGATCCTGGTCGGTTGGCAACTGCCCACCGTTGACCGTGACCGTAATCGTACTGCTTGCATGGGCCGGAAATTCTTCACTGTAATAGCCCGGCGAAAATGGCACTGTTCCTATGTCGTTGCTCGTGTAGTCGCCTTCGTACTTCACGACTTCCATCTGCATATAGGTTTTGTGCGTGTCCGGCAGGATCGAAAGTATCTCCCATTCCGAGCCATCGAAAAGCATTCTGTTTTTAGGCTCGATTGCGGAGTTGTATCGCACCGTTACAATGCCGTTTGTTACGTTTGTTATCCGATCGCCCAATACATCATCTTCACTCCCCGGCGCTCTTAATTCTACATGCCCCCAAACCGCGTCGCCGGTCGCCCAGGTATGAACTTCGCCCCCGATATTGTCCACGTAAGTTGTCTGCGTGACAAATTGCACGCGGTGACGCATCCGGCCTATTCGCTCGGTTTTACTACCGTGTTTTCTTATCGGAAATGCCATATTCTATAACCTGCGCTTTGAAGTATGTATTCCGCCGCCGTCGGCATCCGCTTAACGTAGTTCTCCCGGTTCTCGTAAGCGTCCGCAATGGTCAAGTACATTGCCTGCTTGATCGGAGCCGGTAGCGCGCTCGCATCATCCCACCCAACCGTATAAACGGCGCTTACGGCGTTGATCTCGTCGTATAATGTTGGAGCCGTCACGCCGTACCCGCGCTGAATGCGGGGCGGGCTTTGGTATTCATCCACCAGGTATTGCGAACTAGCCCACGTTTGGGCGTTGCCGTCGCTGTCTTTGTAGTATATGGCCGTAACGGACCGCAAGGGAGATACACTCAGTTCCCACTCGCGGCCCGGCCATGCGTCAAATGTTTCTGTGATCGTTTGCGGTAACAAACCAATATTGCAATGCTGCTCTACCCACTTGCGGGCGGACTTAATAAGCACGTCTATTAAATCGTCATCGGTCGAGAAATCTACCTTTAAGTAGTTCTTTACCTCCGTCCGGGTTAGCGGCTCACTTGCAGGATCGGTTGTTACCTTCCAACTCATTTACGTGTAGTTTTGCGCTTTATTGCTTTTTCGCGGGTTTCAGTGGCTTTGCTCGTTTTGGCTTCTACCTCTTCGTATAGTTCCGCATATCCAGCAGAAATAAGGCTTTGCGCTTCTTTTATCGTCGTGTCGATTACCGAGCCTGCGGGGTGCATTTCCGCCCCCGCAATGCTTGCCAATAATCGAACCTTTACTATCTGTTCACTCATGCCCTTACGCTTGCGTCAGTACCTTGATGGCACCCACCGGAACCAATTTGGCGTCGTACCGGGCGAAGGCAAGGAAGCCTTGCGTCAGGTTGGCCATGTACAACTCGTTGAGGCGTACGAACGTCGGCTGCCGTACTTCGCGAATCACGTAGTAGGACCAATCACCGAATGCGATTGACTTGTTTCCGGTTGCGATGGTTGGAAAGTCCTGGTTGATTACGTAGCGGTACCCCCAAATCGTGCCCGGCTCACCGTCGCGCATTGAGGGAACCCAAAGCGGCGAACTGTCATTGCTACCTAATTGCAGTTTTTTGATGGCGGCCAACGTGCTGTCGTTCATCATCAATGCCACGTTTGGTCCGGTGCGGTAAGCGGGGTCCACGCTGTGGATAAGGTCCAGGATTTCCGTAGAAGTGATTGCGGTTGCACTCGCTGCAGTTTTGCCGTTCGGTGCGCCACCGGAAGCCGCCAGAACGCCGGTCGGCTTGCTCGATCCGTCGCCGGTCGTGAATGCGGTATTCAGGGCGCGGCCCATGCGGATGCCCAACATGCTGTTTACTTCACCGATCACGTCAACGCTTTCATCCTGGATAAATTCAAGCGAAAAGTTGGCCTGGCTGCGGTAGGTGTACGCGCCTAGCTGGATGCGCGAAAAGCTGAAGTCTTGAACGGTCGTGGCTGATGCTTCAGCGGTCAACAGGGCGGCGGTGCTCGTATCGTCCGTGTACACGTGGTTCCACGTTCCGCCGGTGCTCGTTCTGATCACGCGGGCGGCCTGGATCATTCCGCCGTACTGTTTCAGGGTTTGGGTCCACATGCGGTCAAGCTCCGTGGGGACTGTATAACCACCATAGATAATCCCGGTGGTTTCGGTCGTTATCGTGGACGTTCCCCGTTTTTCCAAGATGTCCAGGTTCTTCACATTCGCTTTCGATCCACGGCGAAGCCAGTCGTTAAAAGCGGTTGCATACTTTTCCTCCGGAGTGCGGGTGTCCTCCGGTTCGGATGCGATACCGCCGACAAAACCGGCGCGCTCTTCGCTCTCCATGCCGGAGATGATGCTGCGGGCTTCGATGGCCTTGGAAAGCTTTTCCTGCTCATCGTGCATCCGCATAAACTGCTCGTTTTCGTCGGGGAGCAAGTCCCGGTTTTCGCTCTTTGCGCGGTTTACCAGATCGCGCATTTGTTCGCGAATGTTGAGGTAATCTTGCCTCAATTCTGCTACACTTTTCATTTTCGTGCTGTTTGGATTAAAAAATCAAAGCCTCTGCGCGATCACGCAAGGGCGTTTTTTGTGTTTCTGTGTTTTCTTCTTTGTGTTCTTCCTTCCAGGCTTCCAGGCTGCGCAGGGCAACGGAAGTGTCAGGATAGGCCGGGTAGGTCACTGGAGACACATCGTACAGGCGCTTTACTTTCTTGATCACCCGCGTTACTTCCTCTACTTCGCCGTCGTCGTTTTTGCGCTCTTCCCATTCGTCGTCGCTGATCGTGAAACCAAACGAGCTCTGCGTCACGTCACCGCGCCGAAGCAGTTCGCCCAGGTCGCGACCGGCGGTTGTATCCGGCAACTCAAAAGAGTAGCGCAACCCCTTTTCATCCACTTCCAGTTTCAGCGTACCGGAAGAGGTGCGCGCCAAAAGCATGTTAGGATCATGGTTGAACAGGGCGCGGGTATCGCTCATGTCGGCGGCGTCGAACGCTGCCGGGTCGATCCGCTCCCGGAAACCCCACATTTCTTCGCTCAAAGCGTTGAAAACCGCCGCATACCCGGTTACAGTCTTGCCGTCCGGCTCTACGTTCATAGAGGCTCTATACGTCCTCGTTTCCTTGTTCTGTATTGCTACTTTCTTGCGTTCCATTTCCTGTATTATTGTTTGGGTTAGCGGGGTCCTGCATGTTCATCGGGACAAAGTAGGTTTGTCCGGTTCCATCCGCTATTGGATTGTAATTTTCGCGCTCTCTTATCTCGTCCCTGTTCAAAATGCCCCATTTCATCATGGTTTCGATGTACTTGCCACGGCTTTCCAGATCCACCATATGAATGTCGTCGAGGTCAAAGCGAACCATATATTCGCCCTGCTCATCCGGCGGGAAAAGTTTGCGGTTTAATTCGCTCTCGATGCGCTTGCACCACGGGCGAATCGTATGTTTCAGGAAGAGTAGAGAAAGATGCTCGATGTTGTTGAACGTGGCGCGGTCCAGATCCTCCAACAAGAATTGCGGAACGCCAAAAATCCGGCTAACATCGGCAATGGTAAGTTTCTTTGTTTCGGCGGCGGCGGCCTGTTGTGGAGAAAGACCAATAGCTTGATAATCCATGCCCTGTTCCAGTATCGCCGTTTTGCCGCTGTTTTTACTTCCGCCGTATTGCGCCTCCCAGGACCGGCGTAGGCGGTGCATACTCTGATCGTCCAAGCGTCCGGGGTGCTTGATCACTCCGGCAATGGTTGCGCCATCGGCAAAGAACTTGGCTAAGTATTCCTGGTTGGCAAGAGCGAGGCCGAAATTATCCGCCAGTTGCTCGAGCACGTTTACGCCGGCCAATCCATTCCACGAAAGACCGCCAAAGTGAATCATATCCTCCGGTTTAATCGTGCGGTCTACGTTGTCAATCTTGTAAACTACCTTATCGCCTTCCAGCACGTGAATAGAAACCCGGTGCGGCTCGATGATGCTAATTTTTTTGGGGTATCGTGTCACCCGCTCGCGGTGAATGTAGGCGTAGCCGTTGCCGACCAATGCCGCGTGTGTCACGAGCGTTTGCATGAGCGTGTAAGGCGTGAAAAGAGGGGAAGGATTGATTGTGAGAAGCCGGTTAACCGGGTGTTTGACGGCGCTTTCTACGGTATTTTGCCGCGTTTTTCGCACTACCTCAACGGGAAGGCTTGCGATGCTATCGGAGAGGATATTTAGGGCGCGCCACACGGCGGAAAGGCCCAGGACGGTCGTTACATCTACTTCCTGCCCGGTCTTGGAGCGGCGGACGTTGAAAAAGTCGATAATATCATTAACGGAGGTACCCGCCATCTGCATAATACCTCGTTTCTCGGTATTTGCGGGCGTTTCGTCAACTTCCTTTACAAAAATCCGTGCTATGTCGCTCCAAATAGACAAATCTTGCGGTTTTCATACAAAAAACGCGCAAAAACACGGAAAAACAGGTAAAAGATTGTTACCTGTTGCATAAAAAAGGCCCGCCGGAGCGAGCCAATCCCAAAAAACCAAATGAAAACAGTTGTAAAATCACTTATTTCTTTTTAAAAAAGTAGGTTATATCACTACCGGCAGCAGGCGGCGGCGCGAAAGTAGATAAGCAGAAAAAACAGGGGAAGAAAACGTTTCATAACGTTTTCCTGTCAATATACGCCGTTTTGCGCCGTCAGTCAACAGATATGCGACAGAGACGACCCATGTGGTACGATTTCGCCGTCTTGAACGACTGGTAGCTGTCGTATCCAGGCGGCAACCCAAATAAATCCCGCTCGTGCTCAATCGCCTCGAATGCGTCCATGTGAGACAGCGCCGAAGCGGAAACAAGCGCGTAAAACCGCTCAATATACCCGGAAGGGCGCAAGGTGCGGAGTAGGTAGCGGGGAACGCTTACAAATTCGTTTTCATTCATTCTCCAACGCTTCTTTTAATCGACGATAAAACGCGGGCATAATATTGTCGTCCGCTATTACTTCGCTTTTCAGGCTTTTCATGGGCCGGTAAGCTTCCATCCAATATTTAAGTTCAACCGCCTCTTCGTGTGTCATGCAAATGAACGGTTTGGCGGCGGGCCATAGTACTGTTTTGATGAATATCCAAATTTCTTTAATTTTCATAAGAATTTTATTTCGTCAATAACTTCTGTTTGCTCCTTTAGCCAATCCAGGTATCGCCCTATACACATAGTCAGCGCAACCGCGCCATCAATCTTCCGCTTAGTCCGGCTCGCCTCTTTCCCGTGTCCGGTAATCCGGTCGCTTTTATCCATCATCACTTGCCCGCCGGTGTTCTTTTTCAATGATACGTTCGACATATTCCATCCTAAAACAGGATTTCCACCGTGCTGCAATTCGTGCTGACCTACCATTTTTTGAAGTTTCAAAATTGGGCCGTTCATAGTTGCGTACCGCTGCGGGTAGTCAATAGCAGGAAGCCCACGCGCTAACAACTGATTAAGCAACTCAACGGCAAAAGTTTTATCCGCCGAAATTTCGTACACATCGAACACCTCACAGTCTTGCAAAATCTTTTCAAAAATAACTATTGTATCCGTAAAGTTTCCCGGAGTAGTAAACATATAGCCTTTATCAATCCACTGGCTATAAGATACCCGGTGTTCACGGCTACGCTGCCCCACCAAATCCTCCGGAATCCAAAACCGAGCCAGCACTTTAAACTTTTCGCCGTCTTGCTTCGGCGGGAACAGGTGCACGCATGAACTAAGGTCGTTTGTGCGTCCAATATCAAAAGCGGAAAAACACAGCCGCCCGTGCATTTCTTCTTCGCTAAACTTATCGTTACCTTCCGCCCAATCATCCATATTCACAAATTCCTCATGCGACCGTTGCCACATATTAAAATTTTTCACCTTGCACCGCGCCAAACTTTCTCCGCCTTCTTCTAGTTTCTTTGTCATTTCCTGCCTGATGGCGTCATAGCTCGGGAGGTCGTAATCAATGCCCGGCGCGAACTGCACCCAAAAATTTTTGTTCTTCCAGTTGTTGTCATCGTCTAGGGCGTAGATAAGTGGCAAAACGGTGTGATCGTCAACCAATCCTTTTAATACGTTTTCGTAATACTCTTCCTTTTGCGCCAACGGCCCCCATGGATGAAAACCGCGTGTAGTGGAATAAAGCAATAACGATTGATCCCGAAGCACCATCCCCGATTGCAAGTTATCCGGAAGCGCCATATCAGGGTATTCATGGAACTCGTCGATAATGGCAAAGTGCGGATTAACACCGTCCAGGCTCTTGGATTCGTAAGGCAGCGTTTTAAAAAAGTTCTCAGTGGTAGGCTGGATCAAGACGTGGTCAAGCCGGTTATCGTAGTACTTAAAATCGGCGGCAAAGTCCGGGTATTCCTCCGCCAAAAACGCGCAAATCCCTTTTGCCGACTTCCACGAAAAGAGCGCCTGTTCTGTCTTGTTCGCCGCCGTGTAACACTCCGCCGTTTGTTCGCCATCGAAGAAAGTCATTACCACCGCAATCGCACCGTCTAACTCCGATTTGCCGCCCTTCTTCGCCATGTTAATCATCGCCTCATTGATCAACCGGAACCCAGACGGTTTTTTCAACCCAAAAATATAGGCGACAAAAAACGCTTGATGCGGAAGTAGCGAGAACTGTTTGCCGCGCCACTTGCCTTTTGTGTGGCGGAAGTTGCTAATTAGATTCACAACCCGCTCCGCTTCCTGTGTGTCAAAGTCATATAAGCGTTGCAACTTCATGCAATGCTCTACGGCCATCCTTTCCAGTTTACCGGCGTTTCGCTGGCCGGTCTGTACTGCTTTTATGTACTCTTCCCAAGGATACATTTATTTCGCTAGTCGCATAATAGACACCTTCGGCGCTTCCTCTTCTTTGTCATCCTTGCCGCCTAGCTTTTGCAGCGTCGCCGGAGACAAGCCAAGTGTTTCGGCGTATTTTCGGAAGTCAGAAAGCAACCCGCGCAAGTTGTTTACCTCCGGGCTTATCTGCCGCGCGCCGGTCTTGAATTTTTGTATTTGCCCTTGCTTTTTGACTGCCTGCTTTGCGGCGTCGATCATTACAAGCGTCAAGGCGGCGTGCTCGATTAGCGTATCATTCGGAGCGGAGTAGATGCCCGCCTCTTGCATCGCTGTTTTTATCTGATTGAAATACTTCTTTTCTGTCGCTGTCATAATTTTTTCATTTTTTAATACTCCCACCTTTTCAGATCGGCGGCGTATGTTGAGAGGGGG